TCACAATTTTGGGTTCTCAAGATAAATCAGTTGCCAACCAAGTTGCATCAGCTCGTAATGGGGATGTATTAACAATCCAATCCAATGACGTGCAGGGAAGCGTTGCCAATATGATGGCGAACGTCCCTGTTGATAATGCCATTAAAACGATTGAATATCTTGAAGTGGAAAAGGAAAAGACAAAGCAGAACATTTACGACATAACTGGTATATCTGATCTGATGAGAGGCTTGTCTGACCCAAGAGAAACAGCAAAAGCACAACAAATTAAGGGTGTGTTTGGTAGCTTACGCTTCCAAGACCGTCAAACAATGGTGCAAAACCACCGCAAGCGTTTGTATCGGATTATTGCTGAAATCATAGCAGAACACTATGACGAAGCGACACTTTCTGAAATGACTTGTACATATCTTCCAACAGAAGAACAGAAAGCAGGATTAGACTTACAAATCAATACTTTACAACAAACAGGTAAAGAAGTACCTCAACAAATAATTGACAAGTATAACGAGATTGTGAACGTGCCAACTTGGGAATCTGTCATGGGCATTTTACGTTCTGATAGACTACGCAACTATACTGTTGACGTGGAAACAACTGCAACCGCTTTTGATGACCACGAAGCACAACAGGAAGCTATCAACCATTTAACGGATACATATATTAAAATGGCTCAATTAGCAGAATCATTAAGCCCAGAATTGATTAAAGGATTTATTCCAATCATTCGGATGAATCTGTCCAACTGCAAGCTTTCAAGTGCAATTTCACGTCAATTAGAAGAGGCTTTGGATAGTGCTTATCGTTCTGTTGAAGAAGAAAGCAAGCAACCACCAATGCCAACACCAGAACAAGAAAAACTGCGTGCTGACATGCAACTTGAAAGTGCCAGATTGCAAACAGACAAAGAAAAGTATGCAATGGATCAGCAAGTTAAGATGAAACAATTAGACATTGAACACTTGAAGATTCAAAACGAAAACAAATACAAGGAAGCTGAAATAGCGATTAAACAGCAAGAAGCTGACCGCAAGGATGCCGAGCTTTATCAGCAAGTTCGCCTTGAAGAAGAAAAGATGGAACTTGATGTTGCAGAAGATGTGAATATCGCAGGCGATGTTAAAGACCTAGTGTAATACAATTTAAACCAATACACCCCATCGGAAACGGTGGGGTTTTCTTATAGCTGGATAGTGAAACAGTATCATGTCAGATTCATGCTCTGACGTTCTGGGTGCGACTCCCAGTCCAGCAACCAATTCCCACAATGAAGTGGGTTTAGGGGCAGGGTATCCCCCCTATTCAAGCGACCCAAGCAAAAAAAGGAAAATAGTATGGAAGACACTCAAGAAGAGCAAGTCGTACAAACCGAAGTCAATGAAACCGAAACAGAAACAGAGCCAAGTGAACCTCAAGCCGAACAGGTAGAGGAAATCCAAGTGCCTGATAACTGGGAACAGGGATTAAAAGACTTTATATCAGGGATTCAAGACCAAGCTGGCAAAAAGGCTGTCTTTGATAAGATTAACAACTATGAGAAAGGGTATCAGAAGAAGTTTCAAGACCTCGCTGACGAAAGAAAAGCCTATGACGCAGAAAAGCAAGCCTTTGATGCAAACAGATCACTTTTCAATGAGTATAGCGGTTTTGATAAGAGCATTGATCCGTCAATGCGTTCACAGATACTTGCCCAATATGGGAATGTGCCTCATTACATGGAAGCATTGCACCAGATGGACATCATGGCAAGCCGACAACCCGTAGAGTTTATTAAAAACTTCTGCGTGAACAATGGCATTACTTTGGATGCATTGCAACAGTATTTATCTGGGCAAAGCTACCAAAACGCTTATCAAGAAAACCGTATTGCTAGAAGTCAAGATGAACTAAAAGCTCAAATCATGAAGGAGCTAGAGCAAAAACAACAAGAGCAAAGATATGTGGAAGAAGTTCAACGCTTTGCCCAAGCCAAAAACGAAAACGGAGAAGACTTGCATCCATTGTTAGCTGACCAATCGTTTGTCGCTGACATGGAAGCATTACAAAAGGCTTATCCTGACCGTTCTTTAGAGCAACTTTATCAAATGGCCTGCAACTTACGCCCAGAATTAAGGCAAAAGGCCATAGATGAAGAAGCCAAAAAGTTGGCTGAAGCGAAAGAGGTTGAAAAAGCCAAATCTGCTGTTGGTGTAAAGACTCGTGTTCCGACTCATGGTGCAAAGCCAGACAAGAGCTGGCAACAAGTGTTATCCGAGCAATTAAGCACGGATGACGAATAATCAACACCAAAAATATGAAAGGAAATTAAAATGAGTGGTGCAAATGATTTATTGAATGTCATGACTACAACCTTAAACGCTTGGTCTGACAAAGTTTATGATAACGTAACAAACAACAACGCTTTACTGTACTTCTTCAAGAAGTTCGGTAAATTAGGGCTTTACGGGGAAGGAAATGTCCCTATGGGTTCTATTGAAACACGTGGCGGTGGAAAACAGATTGAAGAAGATGTTTCAATCGGTACGAACACCAACGTGGGCTTTGTTGCTTACAATGAAACCGTTGGAACGGATGCTGTGGATGTGCTTCAAATGGCCGTCTATGACTGGAAGTTCTGCTATGGCAATGCTGTCCTGTATGGGGCTGAAATTGACATGAACTCCGAAAGCAAGTTCCGCAAACACAAACTGATTGAATCTGTGATTCGTAACGCAGAAGCTACAATGGTCAATGCAATTGGTGCTGGCTTGTTTAACACAGCCGATGCTGATAGCATTACTGGTTTGCCTGCTTTGATTACAGATGACGGTACTGGTACTGTTGGTGGATTGGCTACAGCTACATACGCAAATTGGAAAAACCAATATGTGAATGTTTCCGCCAACCCCACAGCTTCTGCTTTGCAATTAGGCATGGCCGAATTGTATCGTAAATGTACTCGTGGACGTTCTGCTCCCGACTTGATCGTTACAACTCCGAAATTGTACGGATTGTTTGAATCTGGTTTGGTGGCACAACAACGCTTCATGGATGCTCGCTTGGCTGATGCTGGGTTTGAAGCCTTGAAGTTCCATGGTGCTGCAGTTATCTTTGATGAAAACTGCCCAGCCAACCGCATGTACTTCTTGAACACCGAAGCTATTGCGTTCAACTTCCACAAAGATCAAATGTTCAAAGTGGGCGAACGTGAAAAATTGTTCGGTCAAGAAAAATATGCATGGCCTATCACTGCTATGTGCAACTTCTCCGTCCGTTCTCGTAGAGATTTGGGCGTGTTGGTTGTCGCTGGCGGTGCTTCGTCATAAGACAACAGGTTGGGGGCGTAAAAACCCCCAGCCCTTTTTTTAATTATTTTATAAGGAGTCAAAACATGAATAAATTTATCAAAAAAACAACAACAAAGAAAACGGTTAAAAAGACCACTGTCAAGAAAGAAGCCCCTGTTAAAGTGGAAACCGTAGAAGTAATTAAAAAAGGGACTCAAGAATTTATTGAATGCCCAAGATGTGGGTGGATTCACTCTGGCGATACAGTAAGATGTCGCTTTTGTGGAAAGAAATTACAGGGGTAAGATATGAACGTATTAGAAATTGCTAACCAATGCTGTATAAGATGCAGTGATCCGAAACTTCGTTCTTTGTTTTCAACCGAAGACAACGCAACCGAGTGGCAAGGATATTTAAACCAAGCTTGTGCATCCATCCCTGATTTGCATAACTGGTCTGCTTTATTGAAAGACTATGTATTTATTACAAGCGGAAACAAGGCAGAATATGACCTTCCTGAAGACTTTGACGATATGGGAACGTATGACCTCTATAACCTAACAAATAGGCGTTATATCCCATGTGCGGGAAATGATAAGGAATTGTGGAAACAAGCCACTGGTAATAAGAGCCAATCATCTATCAGATACAGAATCATGGGCGGAAAGATTGTCTTTACCTATCCGATTGAAGACGGGATTGAATTGAAATTTACGTATATGTCAAATAAGCCAGTAAAATATACTGATTCACACGGGAACGTAACATATAAAGAGTATTTCTCAAACGATGATGACACTTATTTGTTGGATAACGAGCTTTTGATATTAAAGGCTATTGCTTTGCGTGCAAAGAATCTTGGGCTTGAAGAAGCCCCATTGCGTGAGCAAGACTATCAAGAACGACTTGAAAGCAAAATGGTTAAAGATGGTGGTAATATCCAGTTTAACCAATTTGAACATCCATTTATCAACAAAACAACACCTATTGAATGGAATAGACAACCATGAGCATAAAAACAAACTTAGGAGCATCTATCGGTGGGTTAAACCTAGCTGACCCACTGGATAATATGCAACCACAATATGCCATTCAGATGGATAACGTTATACCTGACCCACAGGGGGACAAGGTAAGAAGTGGACACGTTTCCTTAGTGAGTGGTACATTTAATAAACTTATTCCTGTTCCTATTTCTGGAGCTGAAAGGGTAATTAGTGCAAAGGATGATACATTATATTTATACAATCCCTCCAACTGGGAATCTTCCCCAACAACAAAGTCTAGTTTTACTAGCGATGCTTGGACTTCTGCTTCTTTTGTGGATGGGTCGGGGAAACAACACATCTTCTTAGCTAACGGTGCAGATACGCCACAGGATTATACAACAGCGGATGGTCTGCAAGATACAAGCTTTACCATTCCGACTGGTGTTTTGCTTGATAGCCCATTATCATTTAAAAACACATTGTATTTTGTAGGTGGAGACTGGGACATTTACTATGGAGGAACGCAAGCTATAAGCGGAAGCCTGACAAAGTTCTCTGTCGGTAGCTTCTTTAAAAAAGGTGGCAAAATCCTAACGATTCAAAACTGGACACAGGATGCAGGGCAGGGCATGAACGACATCTTTGTTATTATATCCACAGAGGGCGAAGTTATGCTCTATCAAGGGTCAAACCCAACCGAATCTGACTGGTCAAGCTTGGGTGTGTTTAATATCCCACGTCCAATCGGGAAGTATTGTTGCGAAATGGTTGGTGCTGACATTATAATCCTGACTGAAAATGGCTATTTACCACTTTCTAGGGTTTTAAGTGATTTAAGAGCCAATAGAACCTCAATAAGCTCTGTAATTAACCCGATTGTACAGGGTAGAGACTTCACGGATCAATGGGAAATACACTTTTATTCTAAAAAGGGGTGGTTGATTGTAAATGCCCCGTCTTTATTGTCTGGTTATTCCCATGAACAGCACGTGTTGAACATCAATACAAACGCTTGGTGTCGGTTTGTTGGCATGGATGCTCAAAGCTGGTGTGTTTTATTTGATAAAATTTATTTCTGCAATAGTAAGGGTATATTCCAAGCAGATGTTGGTAATACAGATAACGGGAACTGGATTACATACTGCATCCAAAAGGCTTATAATACGTTTGGAACGCCAGAAAAGAAGCAGTTAATGAGAATGGTGCCTCGTTATTCTTCTTATGCAGAAAACACCATTTATAAGCGTATTAACTCTGACTTTAAAGAGGGTAAAAACAGAATCATCACAACGCAGGATAACTATGGGTATGCTTCCTATTGGGACACTGCAATTTGGGATGAGAATTTCTGGTCGGATGAGTACACAGCTTATACAACCCGTGCTTCTGTTGTGTCTAAAACTGGTTCGTTTATCAGTGTTGGGTATTATGGAAGGACGAAAGATGAGCTGACTTTCTACTCAACTGGGTTAATTTTGAAGGTGTGTCAT